AATCTTGCAATGAATGAACCTGATAAGCAACATACTACAGATACTTCTGAAGGTATGGCATATGGTATCTTTAGAGGATCAGGTAAACCATCAGGTGCGATGTCCGCATTTAGTAAGAAGAAAAAAGAGAATCCTTATTCACTGAAGAATAAGATAAAGATGGTAATCAAGGGTGCTGCTGAGAAGCAAAGAGCAAAGGCAGGTGTAACAAAAGAAGAGGGAGAGGTATATTGGTCAAGTAAGGCATTAGATCAGTTAGACCAATTAAACGAAAGACAAAAGGACAGTGACAATCAAAGGTTAAGTCAAGAACGTGGTCGTTCTAATTATGGTAAAGCATCTATCAGAAACATGAGAGCAACAGGCACAGGTGGCAATGCTGCTGACCCTGCTGATAGATTGGTAGCAATGACTGCAAGACATAAGGAACATGAAGCAAAACGTGGTGTTAAAACAAAGGTAAAAGAGGAAGTTGGTGTAAGCTCATCTTCTATGATGATGAAAGCAAGGAAAGAAGCAGAACTTCGTAAGAAAGAACATGATTCTGTATCCAAGAAGATGAAGAAAGAGGAAACAATTACTTTACAAGATGCAAATGGAAATGATTTTGTAGAAGTAATTGATATAATATCATCAAAAAAAATATATTCTGATTGGAGAAATGAATTGGATGAGGGTGCAGCATGGACAAAGAAATCTGGAAAGAATAAAGAAGGTGGTTTAAATGAAAAGGGGAGAAAGTCTTATGAGAGAGACAATCCTGGTTCTGATTTAAAAGCACCAAGTAAAAAGGTTGGTAATAAGAGAAGAGCATCATTCTGTGCTAGAATGAAAGGCATGAAGAAGAAACTCACAAGTGCAAAGACTGCCAGAGATCCTGATTCAAGAATTAATAAGTCACTTCGTAAGTGGAACTGCTGATAAATTATGTCTGATAATGTATACCTTGGTAATCCAAATCTAAAAAAAGCAAATACACCTATTGAATTTACAAAGGAAAATGTTGTTGAATTTTTGAAGTGTAAAGGAGATCCTGTTTATTTTGCAAAAAATTATGTAAAAATTGTTTCTCTAGATGAAGGATTAACACAGTTTCATCCATATGATTTTCAAGAAACTCTAATTAAAAGGTTTCATGAGAATCGTTTTAATATATGCAAAATGCCTCGTCAGACTGGTAAATCTACCACATCTGTATCATATCTTTTACACTATGCTGTTTTTAATGATAGTGTAAATATTGGTATTCTTGCTAACAAGGCAGCAACTGCTAGAGATCTATTAGGTAGATTGCAAACTGCATATGAAAATTTACCTAAATGGATGCAACAGGGCATTATTGCATGGAATAAAGGATCATTGGAGTTAGAAAATGGATCTAAAATACTGGCGGCATCTACCTCTGCCTCTGCAGTTCGAGGTATGTCTTTCAACGTTCTTTTTTTGGACGAGTTTGCCTTTGTTCCTAATCATATTGCTGAGTCATTCTTTGCCTCAGTATATCCTACTATCACTTCTGGTAAAAACACCAAAGTTATAATGGTCTCAACCCCCCATGGGATGAACCATTTTTATAGGTATTGGCATGATGCAGAGAGAAGTAGAAATGAATATGTCACAACAGATGTGCATTGGTCAGAAGTGCCAGGTAGAGATGATAAGTGGAGAGAACAAACAATTGCGAACACATCAGAACAACAGTTTAAGGTTGAGTTTGAATGTGAGTTTCTTGGATCTATTAATACTTTGATAAATCCTGCCATATTAAAAAATATGGTGTATGATTCTCCGGTTACAAAAAATGCTGGATTAGATATTTACGAAAATCCAATAAAAGATCATAATTACATACTCACAGTTGACGTTGCAAGAGGACTTGGAAATGATTATTCTGCATTTATAGTTTTTGACGTAACACAATTTCCATATAAAGTCGTAGCAAAGTATAGGAGTAATGAAGTAAAACCAATGTTATTTCCAAATATTATATTGGATGTTGCAAAGGGATATAATAATGCTTATTTGTTAGTTGAAGTAAATGATATTGGTGATCAAGTTGCAAGTATTCTTCAATATGATCTTGAGTATGAAAATTTACTTATGGCATCTATGAGAGGAAGGGCAGGTCAAGTTGTAGGACAAGGATTTTCAGGAAAGAAAACACAATTGGGTGTAAGAACTACTTCAGCAGTAAAAAAATTAGGTTGTAGTAATTTGAAAACTATGATTGAGGATAATAAATTATTAACTTGTGATTATGAAATCATATCAGAACTAACTACATTTGCTCAAAAACATAATTCATTTGAAGCAGAAGAGGGGTGTAATGATGATTTAGCAATGTGTTTAGTATTATTTGCATGGTTAGTGGCACAAGATTATTTTAAAGAAATGACTGATAATGATATAAGAAAAAGAATATATGAAGAACAAAGAAATCAAATAGAACAGGATATGGCACCTTTTGGTTTTGTTGCTGATGGATTAGGTGATGAAAGTTTTGTCGATAATGATGGAGATAGGTGGCATTTAGATGAATATGGTGATCGTTCATATATGTGGGATTATCAATGAAATATCATTTATACGACACTAATCATACTCATCAAGGAACATTTGAATCAGTTCAACAACTGAGAAATTTTTTATGTGACAGAAAATATACTAAAAATTGCGATTTTGATTTATCATGCACCTTTGACTATATTCGTTCAATACAATGGTACTTTGATATAGAGGAATGAATTTTGATGATCAATTAGAATTAGAACATCTACTTTTTACAGAGAGAAAATGTAGGTCATGTGGTCAGATAAAATGCCTAACAGAAGATTTTTATTTAACAAGAAAAAATAGAAGGATACCGTCTGCATATTCCTATGAATGTAAGGAGTGTACAATTAATCGTGTTAAGAAAAAGAAAAGAAAAATAAAAGAATGGGAGTACCCTGATTGGTAGTTCATGCATAGTTTCCCCAATGTAAAAAGGTATTTTAATAAATAATTTTAGCAATCTGAGAGTCGGAGTTTTAAGATGCCCATCAATTTAGCATCTCCTGGTATATTAATTAGAGAAGTTGATTTAACTATTGGTAATGTAGATCCAACAACAGGCAAAATAGCTGGTATAGTTGGACCTTTTGAAAAAGGACCAGTAGGTGACCCAACACTAATAGCTAGTGAAAAAGATTTAGTTGAAACATTTGGAAGACCATATGATACTGATAATCAGTATGAATCATGGATGTCCGCTTCATCATACTTAGCATATGGTGGTGTTTTAAATGTTGTTCGTGCTGATGATACTGGTTTAAAAAATGCCTTTGCAGGAACAGGTGAAATAAAGATAAAAAGCACTGACCATTACAAAGATCTAGGATACAACGACAACGTAATACCAAACAGGACTATAATTGCAAGAGATCCTGGTCTTCAATATAATGGTATCAGAGTTGCTGTTATAGATTCACTAGCAGATCAAATTCTAGATGGAGTAGACGTAGATTCTCCTGCAGGAGGATCCGCAATCGTGGTTGGTGCAGGTATTACACAAGTAGTTCCAAACAATGCTGTTGTTTCTAAAACTGGAGTAGGAGCAGGAACAACTGAACTTCTTGACGGTTATTTCAAGGGAATTGTTACTGGAGTAGGAACTGATGCTACTAAAGGACTTAGTGGAAATCAAATAGCAATTAAATTCTTATCTCACGTATCTTCCGCAGGAACTGAAACAGCAAAAGATTTTAACAATATATACAAATTTAAGTCAGGGGTTAATATAGGAATTGTTACTTCAGGTCAAAGTGTTCCATATGCTTCAACATCAGTTACATCAACAAAAAGTTGGTTTGATGATCAAACATATGATGTCACAACAGCAACAGTTGGAGGAGCAACAACAGTTACAACTGCTAAATGGAATAGCACTGCAGATGCACCAGGCACATCTGAATATGCAGCTGCCAGAGGTTCTCGTTTTGATGAGGTTCATGTTGTTATTATAGATGCAAAAGGAATAGTAACTGGAAATGCAGGTACAATTCTTGAAAAACATCTTAACCTATCAAAAGCAAAGGATGCAGAATTCTCTGCAGGATCTCCATCATACTGGAGAAAGTATCTTTATAACAATTCAGAGTATATCTATGGTGGTGATGGAAGTACAATAGGAATAACAACCACAGGATATGTAACAGGATTTAGCACATTTACTGATGGTGGATGGGATCAAGATGCAGAGGGTATCGTCTTTAATGCTGCTGGATCAAGTGATTTAATTCTTCAAGGTGGAAAAATTTATGGTGGAATTAGCACAATCACTCAATCGGGTGCACTAGAACCTGGTTTAGATGATATAATAAGTGGGTATAGTTTATTTGAAAACGATTCAGAAGTTAATGTTGACTTCCTGATTCAAGGATCAGGACATCGTGGGCAAGATAAAACAAGAGCTCTTGGTGAAAAACTAATAGCAACAGCTGAACTCAGAAAAGATGCAGTCGCATTCTTATCACCATCAAGAGATAGATTACTATCTTATGATGCTTCTGACAATACACCAGGCGCACCACTAGCAGTGGATGTAATCACTGAAAATATTGTAAATTATTATGGACCTATCAGTTCATCATCTTATGCAGTATTTGACAGTGGATACAAATACATGTATGATAGGTTTAACAATACCTTTAGATACATTCCATTAAATGGTGATATCGCAGGATTATGTGCTCGCAATGACATAAACAATTTCCCATGGTTCTCACCAGCGGGAACTGCAAGAGGATCAATTCTAAATTCAGTAAAATTAGCTTACAATCCAACTAAATTACAAAGAGATTTACTCTACTCAAACAGAATAAATCCTGTAGTCTTCTCATCTGGATCTGGTATAATTTTATTTGGTGACAAAACTGGATTTGCAAAGAGATCCGCATTTGATAGAATAAACGTACGTCGTCTATTCATTTTTATTGAAAATGCAATAGCAGCAGCTGCAAAAGACCAGTTGTTCGAATTTAATGATGAAATTACAAGGTCAAACTTTGTAAACATTGTTGAACCTTTCTTACGTGACGTACAAGCAAAGAGAGGTATTCAAGATTATGTCGTTATTTGTGATGAAACAAATAACACTGCTGCGATTATAGATAGTAATGAATTTGTGGCAGACATCTTTGTGAAACCTGCCAGATCAATAAACTTTATTGGTCTTACATTTGTAGCCACTCGAACTGGCGTTTCATTTGATGAAGTAATCGGTTCCGTTTAATTAACTTAGAGGTTTAAAAAATGCCCTCCCGTAAACAAATTAATAGCATACCACTAAGGAAAATTAGTGACTTTAAGAGTAAACTAACAGGTGGTGGTGCAAGACCCAATCTATTTGAAGTAGAACTCGCATTTCCTGATGCAGTTGCAATCGATAACGATGTGCTTCAAAAAGCTAGATTTCTGGTAAAGACAGCAGCACTTCCTGCATCTACAATCACTCCAGTTGACATTCCGTTCAGGGGTCGTATTTTAAAAGTCGCAGGTGACAGAACATTTGAGACATGGACAATCACTGTCATAAATGATGTTGATTTTGCGATTAGATCTGCCATGGAAAAATGGATGAATACAATCAATAAGTTAGAGGATGCTACTGGTATCACTAATCCTACTGATTATCAAAAAGATGCGATTGTACATCAACTTGATCGTGATGGTTCAATGCTGAGATCTTATAAGTTCTGGGATATTTTCCCAACTAACATCTCAACAATTGATGTAAGTTATGATACTACTGACACTATCGAAGAGTTTACAGTAGAAATGCAAGTTCATTACTGGGAAGCATTCAAAGGAACATCACCTTTAGCAGGTGGTGAGGATATTGGATAAATAATAAAAATAGTAAAATTATAATATGGCAAAACTTTTTGGTTTTTCAATTGACGATAAAGAAAAACAATCATCTTCTATTGTATCACCTGTTCCACAGAACAATGAGGACGGCAATGATAATTACATTGCCAGTTCTTTTTATGGATCTTATGTAGATTTAGAAGGTGTTTATCGCACAGAATTTGATTTAATAAGAAGATATAGAGAGATGGCACTGCATCCAGAGGCAGATGCTGCTATAGAAGATATTGTCAATGAGGCAATTGTAAGTGATCTTTATGATTCACCTGTAGAGATTGAATTGTCTAATTTAAATGCAAGTGATAAGTTAAAAAAAATAATAAGAAATGAATTCAAAACCATTAAAGAAATAATGGATTTTGATCGTAAGGCTCATGAAATATTCCGTAATTGGTATGTAGATGGTCGTTTATGTTATTTGAAAGTAATTGATTTCAAAAATCCTCAAGAAGGTATTCAAGAATTAAGATATATTGACGCTCTTAAAATAAGACATGTTAGAAAAGAAAAGAAAAAATCAAATCAAGATTTAGTAAATGCAAGGTTAGGATTAAAGGATGATACAGATAACGTTGCAACTCCTGAAATAGATGAGTACTTTGTTTATACTCCAAAACAAGCATATCCAACAGGAATGATTTCAGGAGCTGGTGGTAATAAAGGAGTCAAAATTGCAAAAGATGCAATTGTTTATTGTACATCAGGATTAGTAGATCGTAATAAAGGAAATATTCTTTCATATCTTCACAAAGCAATTAAAGGTCTGAATCAACTTAGAATGATTGAGGATTCACTAGTCATTTATCGTATGTCTCGTGCACCAGAGAGAAGAATATTTTATATTGATGTTGGTAATCTTCCAAAGATAAAAGCAGAGCAATATTTACGAGAGGTGATGAGTAGATATCGTAATAAGTTAGTTTACAATGCACAAACTGGTGAAGTAAGAGATGATCGTAAGTTCATGTCTATGATGGAAGATTTCTGGTTGCCTCGTAGGGAAGGTGGTCGTGGAACTGAAATCACAACATTACCTGGTGGTCAAAATTTAGGTGAACTTTCTGATATTGAATATTTCCAGAAAAAACTATATCGTTCACTTGCTGTTCCTGAGTCACGTATCGCATCTGATGGTGGATTTAACTTAGGTCGTTCATCAGAAATATTAAGAGATGAACTTAAGTTTGCAAAATTTGTAGGACGTTTAAGAAAAAGATTTAGTAACATGTTTAATGACATGTTGAAGACTCAGTTAATCCTAAAAAATATTGTTACTCCTGAGGATTGGGAAAAAATAAGTGAGCACATTCAATATGATTTCATTTATGATAATCAATTTGCAGAATTAAAAGAGTCTGAATTGTTGAACGAAAGACTCGGAACTCTTGCAACAATCGAACCATATATTGGTAAATATTATTCAAACGATTATGTAAGAAGAAAAGTATTGCGTCAGACTGATTCAGAAATACTTGAAATAGATGAACAAATCGAACAAGAAATTAAAGATGGAATTATACCTGATCCAAATGCAGTTGATCCAATTACAGGAGAACCACTTGAAGGTGGTGGAGATTTAGGTAATGTTCCGATGGACTCAGAAATTGATGGTGGGATCACTGATGCACAGTTGGGAAAAGATACTAAATCGGCAGAGATATAAATAAAGTATAATAATATATTAATAATATGGAAGAAATTATCGATTTGATAGCAACAGATTCTGCTGCTTCTGAAGTAACTAGCAAATTAAAAGATGCTTTATTTGCAAAAGCTGCACAGAAAATCGAAAGTCAAAGACCTGCTATAGCTGATTCTGTTTTTGGAGATAGTGATGAAGTGACTACTGAACCAGAGACCTCTGAGGAAGAATAATGGCCGAAAGCATTCACATCTTGGGTAATGAAGAATACGTACCAAAAACTACAGGTGCAGCCAGTAGTTTTAGTGAAGCTCGACTTGTTCGACTAATAAATGATGGAGTTGGAATCAGTACTGTTTTTGTGGTAGAAACACAAAGTGGAACTGGTATTGGATCAATTAGCATGCACGGAAATACATCTCTCACAATTCAAAAAGCATATGCACATTGTATATACGCAGAAACAGTTGGTGCTGCCACAAGTGTAAAAGGTGCAAAAGTAGGATTTACCAATTAAAAAAATGAAATTAATTACCGAAGAAGTATCACAAGTTAAATTTATCGTTGAAGGAAAAGGCGGTAAAAAGAAAATGTATATTGAGGGTGTTTTCTTGCAAGGTGATATCAAAAATCGTAATGGAAGAATGTATCCTGTTCAAACTCTTACGAAAGAAGTTGGAAGATATAACGAATCCTTTGTTCAAAAAGGTAGAGCACTTGGTGAACTTGGACATCCTGAAGGTCCGACAGTTAACCTAGATCGTGTTTCTCATAAGATTACATCTCTTCGTCAAGAAGGAAATAATTTTGTTGGAAAGGCACAACTTCTTGATACACCAATGGGCAAGATTGCAAAGTCTCTTATTGGTGAAGGTGTAACACTCGGAGTCTCGTCTCGTGGTGTTGGATCTTTGAAAGAAAATAGTAATGGATGCAAGGTAGTTGGTGAAGACTTTATGTTAGCAACTGCTGCAGATATCGTTGCTGATCCTTCGGCTCCTGATGCTTTTGTATCTGGAATTATGGAAGGAAAAGAATGGGTTTGGGAAGGAGGAATTCTTCGTGAACATCAAGCAACACAAACAAAAAAGAGAATTAACACTCTTGTAGATCAAGGTAGATTAGAAGAACATAAGTTGAATTTATTCAATGATTTTATTTCAAATCTATAAGTTCTATAAATAAATATAGCAAAATTCCTAAGGCAACATTTACACAACATGGAAAACGTAGTAACCAAAGGGGCTAAACCTGCAGATCCAATGCAGACACTAACTCATTCTACACCTGGACAAGCGTCCATAGATGATTTAGGTGGTCCAACACCAGAAAATTATAAACCTGATGACGATTCAGCAAAATTAAAGGACGCTGGTGCAATATTAAAACAAGTTAAAGATATTGTAAACAAATCTGCTAAATCTGCAGATCCTATGCCAGCAGGTATGAAAAAAGAAGAATCTGAGTCAGAAGGTGAAGTTGTTGTCGAAGACGAGGAAGTAACAGATGAGGTTGTATCTGAAGAAGAAACATCTGAAGAAGAAGTAGTATCTGAAGAAGAAACAACTGAGGAATCTGAAGAGGAAGAAATTATTGCAGAGATAAACATCGAAGAAGATATTGAAGCACTTCTTGCTGGTGAAGAACTTTCTGAAGAATTTCAACAAAAAGCAAGAACAATCTTTGAAGCTGCAATAACATCTAAAATTGCAGAAGTAAAAGAAGAGGTAGAGCAAGAATATGAAAAAGCTCTTACCGAAGAAATTTCAACATTAAAATCAGAACTCACTGAAAGAGTCGATGCATACTTAGAGTATGTTGCTGACGAGTGGGTCTCTGAAAATGAATTAGCTCTCGAAAGAGGACTTAAAACAGAGATGACTGATTCATTCCTCACAGGAATGAAGAGTCTATTTGAAGAACATTATGTATCAATCCCTGAAGATAAATATGATGTACTCAATAATATGGTAGATAAACTTGATGAAATGGAGAATAAACTCAACGAGCAAATTGATAAAAACGTTGCTCTTAAGAAAAGATTATCAGAATCAACTTCCGACGTAATTTTCGCAGAAGTAACTGAGGGTCTTGCCATTACTCAAAAAGAGAAATTAACCTCTCTTGCTGAGAATGTTGAGTTCGAAAGTGAAGACAACTATCGTGAAAAACTAGTAACTTTGAGAGATTCTTATTTCTCAACTGAAAAACAAAAAGACACAGCAGAAACAATTTCTGAAAGTACAGAAACAGGTCATCAACCACAATATAGTGGCACAATGGAAACTTACCTTCAGTCATTGCAGAGAGTTACTAAAAAGTGATTTTAACATAATCAGTAAACTTAACAATTAATTCAAATGCAATCAATCAATTCAGATCATTTGCAGGAGAAGTGGGCACCCCTTTTAGACTACGAAGGTGCAGATCCAATTAAGGACGCACATCGTAGAATGGTTACTGCAGTTCTCCTAGAAAATCAAGAAAAAGCAATTCAAGAAGAAAGAGAATTTCTTTCAGAAGCTGTACCAACAAACAGCACAGGTTCCAGTGGAACAAGTGCAGGTTTAAGTGGCAGCGCACCAGGTGCAATCAAAGGTTTCGACCCTGTATTGATTTCACTAATTCGTCGTTCAATGCCTAACTTGGTCGCATACGACCTAGCAGGTGTTCAACCAATGACAGGTCCA